ATCGTCAATGCGCTCTACCTCGCCGGTGAAGCCCTCATAGTAGGACATTCTGTATGTCCGAATTAGAGGGAGAGAATCGGATGGTTATACACGTTCTCCATTATCCAGCTGGTAAGATCAGCAATGATCAGCGCCAGTTGGTTCAGGTGAGCGTGTGGCCGGCTGACAAACCGACCCTAGTCGAGAAATTGGCAATGCAGTCCTTCCTGGCTTCTGTAAAGAAGCTCAGGGAGGCCGCCAAGCCGTATTCCGGCTAGATAGCTATCTGGGCATCTAGTAGGTTACTATAAACCAATCCCGGTTCGTTCCGGAAAGGATAGTGAGTAATGAACTCATACCCTCTGTCGGAGCGATCCGACTCAGAGCTGAAAGACATCGTCGACCTTGCGAGGGAAACCTCGGTCGGTTCGGCGTTGTTCGACCACGGGCTCAACTTCGTTGACCTCGGGGCCGACCCCGTCGGACACCTCCTGCTCAGCGTCATGCTGGACAGGGAGGACCGTGCGGAGCTGCAGGCCTGGTGGCAGCTGTTTCTGGAGACGGGCGTATCAGTAATGAACGTCTCGAACCAGAAGCATATGCCGGAAAGGCAGTAGCACCTACTAGTTTGACGCATGGGCTAAGGATCCGTACCCCCCTAATATAAGGAGGCACGGTGAAAAGCCTAACGTCACTCTGGTCTATCACGGCACAAGAACTTGCCGTGAGATGTTGCACAAGCGCCACACGTGACATAAAAACTGTCACGCGTCGGTTCGAACACGAGGGGTTATGGTTTTTAGCCGTAACCCTGGCAGACCTCGGAAAAGCTACCCAAAAGTGGCTTGACCAAGGTTTTGTCGGTCCTCGCGAGGATGCTCCCAAGTGGAGCTTCCACGGTAGTCGCCCCCGATTTCTCGGAGGGTTCTATGACCGTGTGTTCGATCCTAGTAGCGGTGTACTCTTGGACAATCCGGACGTGGAGGCAATCTACGCCTTACGAGAGCTAACGCTCTACTTTGGCAAGATCGCCTTGCCTGCGGACCCTGCAAAGGGTCCAGCTCGTGTGGTAACACCCGAGCGGGAGAGGCGAGCCATGTCCGAATTTGTTCAATGTGAGCAGGATGTCAAGGTATCAGACTCAATACTTGATCCTCTATATCTTGAGGATTTCGTGAGAGTCTCTGGTATGCTATACGGAGAAGTCTTTGACAAGCTGGAGAGAGATCTCCAGTTTGGGAGACTAATCCCGAAGCATGGTCCAGGCGCTGTCGCTGATCGACTTACCGTAAATGGTAAGTGGAATCAGCGAACCTGGACCACTCGTCTTCAGCAGGCAGGAATGTCTGCTGAGGAGTTTCTCATCGCGAACCAGAAACCTGAAAGGGTTTCAAAGTTGCGTGAGGAGCTTGACATCCTCGAACCCGGCGCGGAGATGCCCGTTAGGGTCATCACCGTACCTAAAACGATCAAGACACCCAGGATAATCGCAATTGAGCCTACTGCCATGCAATATGTGCAGCAGTCTCTTGCGCGAGGACTCCTAAGTGCGTTAAGAGAGGATGGTTTCCTCTCTCTCGCAATCGGAACCGATAACCAAGACCCTAATAGGGCATTGGCTCGGCGAGGCTCCCTCAGCGGGGACCTCGCTACGCTCGATCTGAGCGAAGCTTCCGATCGTGTCTCGAATCAGCACGTACTTGCCTTGTTTTCCGGACATCCTGGTTTGTCCCAGGCTGTTCAGGCATCTCGGTCAAGGAAGGCTGACGTTCCTGGTCATGGTGTTTTACGCCTGGCCAAGTTCGCGTCTATGGGTTCAGCCCTCACGTTCCCCGTAGAGGCGATGGTCTTTTTGACCGTCATCCTCTTAGGGATCGAAAGAGAGCTGGGTACCCCGTTGGTCCCGGAAGATCTGTTGAAATTCCGAGGCCGGGTGCGTGTCTTTGGAGACGATCTCATTGTCCCCAGAGATTATGTGCTGTCCGTGTGCGACGAACTTCATACTTTTGGGTATGTTGTTAACGTCGGCAAGTCCTTCTGGACCGGAAGGTTCAGGGAGTCTTGTGGAAAGGAGTACTATGACGGGACTGACGTTAGTATTGTCAGAGTCCGTCGGGTTCTTCCCACCACACGGCAGGACGCTGAAGGAGTAATATCAACTGTCGCCCTTCGCAACCAAGCCTACTGGGCTGGGTTGTGGCAGACGGCACGCTGGTTGGATTGCTATATCGGGAAATTAATAAAACACTTCCCTAACGTAGCGCCAACTTCTCCTTTGTTGGGCAGGGAGTCGGTTCTCGGATACCAGTTCGAGCGCCTACACCCAAATACGCACAGCCCCTTAACCAAGGGCTACTACGTGCGATCCCAACCTCCTCGAGATCATCTCGAGGGGGAGGGTGCCCTCCTCAAATGCCTGGCTAGAAAGGCAATTCCAGAACCATATAATATGTTCTGGGAGGAGCCTGATGCCATCGACCTAACGGTCGATAAAGAGCATTTGGAGCGTACTGGACGCCCCAAGCGCGTCGACATCAAGCTTGGTACGAAGTCCCCATTTTAATGGGGGTTGCTGACCGTGAGGTCAGCGCGGGAGAGAGACTTTGTGCTCTCCTACTCTCGTAAGGACCACCCATTA